ATATATAATCAATATATAATCAAATATATAAATTATCATTAAATATATTTATATAATGATTATATATTTAGATAATATGAGCAATCATTTTTATTCAATGGTAATAAAAGTAATTAATCAAATATAACAAAAACATAAATATATATAAATGTATATTAATATTTTTTACTATAGATGATGATATTAGGTTGTTATAGATATTAATATTACAAAATGCCTAGAAAAAAAAAATCTGATAGTGATACTAATTCTAATAGTAATAATATTACTACTAATACAACAATAAAGAAAAAACGAGGAAGAAAAAAGAAAAAAACATTAGACATTGATGATATTGTTGTTATTGATTTTAAAAAAAATAATGATGAAGATTTCATTAAAAATAATATTAATGAAAAAAATACTTTTACTAAAACTAACTTAAATTCTAATAAAATAGATAATACTATGAATATAACTATAAATAATACTGACTTTGATGATACGACAACTTATTCAAGTGATTTAATTTTACATTTAAAAACAAATAATCAAAATATTATTGGTGCGAATATAAATAATGACTCACAATTTGCACCATTTAATAGTAATGATAATAATATTAATAATATTAATAGCAGTATTAGTGGTAATATTACTAATAATTCATCTAATAAAAATACCGCAAAGAATATATTTTCATTTATAAATGTTAATAAAAATACCAGTAATAATGATAGTAATAGTGGTAATATGTCACAACATAAATCGAATATAGAATATAAATATGTAAGAAGTGATAATCTTAATTCTGATACAAGTAGTAATATATCAACTAATATTTCTAATAATATTTTAAATCAAGATTTACAAAAAATAATGAGAAATAATATTAGGAAAATAAAATACTCATTTGATAATAATCGTAAATGGTTATGTAAGAGTAATGTTCATTGTTTATGGTGTTGTCATCAATTTGACACCGTTCCAATTGCTATTCCTAAAAAAGTATGTGGTGATACATTTCATTTATTTGGATATTTCTGTAGTTTTAATTGTTCAGCGTCATATATATTTGAAACTAGTGTATTAGCATCTAATAAATGGGAATATTATAGTCTTTTATGTTTATTACAGAAAAAGATTACGGGTGATAAATCCTATAAGAAAATAAATTTTGCTCCACCAAGAGAATGTCTAAAAATATTTGGTGGATTTTTATCAATAGAAGAGTTTAGAGAGCAATTTAATTTAGTTGATTATAATGTTATGTTACCACCTATGATACCAATTGAATCAACAATAGAAAATTCTATTGTCCAGAGATAGATATAGATATTGATAGATATTGATAGATATGTATTAATTAATTACATTTTAAGAGTATTAAGATTTTATATATTATATTAAATGAGATAACATGAGTATAACGATTTTATCTTGGGACATTGGTGTGTCTAATTTATCTTATTGCTTACTACAATATAAAGATGATGAAAAAAATATAGTAACAAAAAGTAAAACTTGTGTTAATAACATTATATCAAATGATAAATTTATTAATTTAAAAGATATTACTATTGATGAGATTGGTAATAAAACTACAATTATACATTGGGGTATTCTTGATATAAGTGGTAATATTGATGATTGTTCTCAAGATAATTATACATTTTTTAGTAATTTAGAAGATTTAAAAGCAAAAAATTGTGATAGTGACAATGATGATATAGAAATAACTATGAAACAAATGAAAGGTTTAGGTAAAAAAAATATTATTATGGATGCTGAAAATAAAATAGAATCTAAAACAGAAAATAAAACTAAAACTAAAACTAAAACTAAAACTGAAACTGAAAAAAAAAATAAAACTAAAAATAAAAAAGAAACTAAAACTAAAAAAGATAATCAAAAAAATAATAAAGATAAGAAAACAAAGTCTAAAGCTAAACCAAAGAAAAAGAAATATGATGTAAATGTAATCAGTGTTATACTATTTAAAAAATTAGATGAATTAATGGCAGATATTGCAAAGAATACAGATATTAATAGTGATATGATTGATTATATTTTAATTGAAAACCAACCATCTCTTAAAAATCCTAAAATGAAGACAATACAAGTATTAGTATATAGTTATTTTATGATACGAACAAAAATTGATGTAGTTGATATTGTTGATACTGATAATATTGATAATAATATTGATAATAATAAAACAGAAGATGATACTAATAATATTACAAATACACCCAATATACAATTTATATCAGCACTAGGTAAATTAAAATATTGTAAAGATGAAGAGATTGAAAAAATGTTTAATCATTTAAAATCAAAATATACTATTCGTAAGAAAAAAGGTATTGAATATTGTAAACTCTATATGGATGATAAAGATATTCCAAATAATAATTTCTTTGAGAGTAATAAGAAAAAAGATGATTTAGCTGATTCATATTTACAAGCAATACAATTTATGTTTAAAACTAAAAAATAAATTGAATATACAAATTATATTGGAATGTAAATTACATTATTATTTTAATTCATATAAATATTTATTATAATTAAACTAAATAATGTATGATTTTATAATTGTTATAGCTATTTTGATTTTGATTTTATCATATTCTTTAAAAAATAAGATATCACTTGATGATACATCAATTGTTATCTTCATTTTATTACTAATATATAGTGTTTATAATAATTTATCATATTACTACATATTAATTTGTTTTGTATTTATTATTGTATTACATAGTAATTATTATAATAGTATTAATAATGTTAAAAATATATTAAGTCCATATTATAAAAAATATATTGGATTTGGATTAAGAAAGAATGATAATTTAAATATTGATAAAGATGAAAATTATGTAGATGAATATGTAGGTGATACTTATGTAGATGACTTTTGTATTAAGAATTATGATGAAGAAAATATAAATAAATCATATAATGAACAAGAGTATTATGATGAAATGATGGAAAATTATAATATTGAAGAACAAAGTGAAGATGAAGATATTCGCTCAATGTTTTCTTTTAATACAGATAGTAATAATGATAATATTCATAATATTGATGATAATATTCATAATATTGATGATAATATTCATAATATTGATGATAATATTCATAATATTGATGATAATATTCATAATATTGATGATAATATTCATAATATTGATAGTAATATTCATAATATTGATGGTAATATTCATAATATTGATGGTAATGAATAAAAATAATTATATTTAATATAGACAAGTGGATAAGATATAAAATAAAATGACACATCCGTTAATTTTACATATTAATAATAGTAAGCTTTTTGCTGGTTGTATTATGATTTTAATGAATATCGGTGGTAAATATGTATCTAAAGATGTTAGTCGTGCAGCGGATAATATATTAGACACTAAATTAACTAGACGATTTTTAATATTCTGTATTGCTTTTATTGCTACAAGAGATGTTATTTCATCACTTATAATAATGCTACTTTTTATAGTCATTTTCTCATACTTTTTAAATGAAAATAGTAATTATTGTATATTACCTAAAAAATATATTATAAATATTGACCAAAATAGAGATGGTATTATAAGTAAAGAAGAAATTGAAAAATCTAAAAAATTATTAGATAAATTATCTAAAACGCAATTATCATAATTATACCAATATAAATATACCAATATAAATATAATGCGTATATAATTAATATACATTCTGTGCATATTAATTATATAGTTAAGTTACTGAATTGATTAATAATAAGTTGATTAAATAAGTTGGTTAAATAAATTGATTAAATACATACAAAATGGATTTTACAATTGATAATAATAGTGACCATGAAATTGAAGTTAATGACATAAATGTAAAAACAATTAAAGATATTAACTTTGTTAAAGATGGTAAAAGATCATCACCTAAGAAAAACCTAGATGCTACTGATATTGGTATTGAATTATTAATGAATAATAAAAAAAAAGATAGTAGTAGAAATAGTGGTAGAAATAGTAGTCATAGTAATCGGTCTGATATTAGTATTCACAGTAGTGGTAATCAAGATAATAACAATAGAAGCAATGATATTCGCTCTTATATGGGTATGAATTCTAATAGTGGAAATGGATTTTCATCATCTCCACGCGAACGTGGAGGATTTGATAGTTATGATACTGTTAGTCTCAGTGAAAAAAGTTATGATGGTAAAGAGACTGATTATGACAGAGTATCATATGATAATGATGATAATGTCAGTATGTCAAGTGATGGTAGTCGTGGTGGGCGTGATAATTACGATGATGAAGAAGCATTATCATATAAAGAGACACAACGTAAGAAAAGAATCTATTTATATAAATTAAGAAAATTAAAAACTAAATATGGTTGTCAATTATCAAGAGAATATACTATGGAAGATGATTTAAGAGATATGATTGATGAATATAGAGATGCATCAGTGGCACAACGATATGAAAAAAGTATTCGTAGTTCAAGAAGAATGCTTATTAATTTTGTAAGTGGTGTGGAATATTTGAATAAAAGATTTGATCCAATTGGTGCTAGATTAGATGGTTGGTCTGAACAAACTATGGATGATATTGAGGATTATGATGAAGTATTTGAAGATTTAGAAGAGAAATATGGTGAATCATTTGAAAAAATATCTCCAGAATTTAGATTAGTTAGTATGGTGGCTGGTAGTGCTTTTATGTTTCATTTAACTAATTCATTATTTAAAAACTCAATGCCTGGATTAGATGATATATTAAAACAAAATCCTGATTTAATGAAGAATGTTCAAATGGCGGCGATGCAATCTATGGGCAATAATCCAAATGTTAAGAATGACCCTGTAATGAGTTCTATGTTGAATGGATTTAGTGATATGCAAAGAAATAAGAAACCCAGGCCTCAGAAACAAATGACTCAATCAAATATTCCATTACCACCAGTAAATACTGGTCAATTGTTTAGAAATCCAGTTGTTCCTCCTCAAGTAGATACTAAATCAGCACCAACTATGAGAGGACCATCTGGTGTAGATGACATTTTAAATAGTTTATATGATTCTAATTCGGGAAATACTAAAAGTGTAAGTGTTCCACAACAAAATACAGCTCAAAAACCAAAAAGACGTAGAGGCCGACCTAGAAAACAGACAAACTCAATTAGTATTGATGCTTAATTATTGAATATGTATTTTAATTATTAATTATTTAATATATGTTTTTATTATCATAGATATGTATAATATTGTAAGTTTTTTTTATGATATTAATATATAGGTACAATGTCATATGCTACATTAGATGAAGTGTATGGAGGTGGATTTACACAATCTCCTTCTAACACATCGACAACAAATGTCAGTTCAATAACTACATCGTCGGATAATACTTATGATATTAATGATGAAAATTTAGAATGTAATTTTTTTCTAGACCATATCACTAAATGTACTAAATGTCAAAAAATATTGAAAAATAAATTTGGTGGTTCTACGACAAATGAATGGAATAAGAAAAAAAATTATATTGATAAAGATTCACATACTAAGAAAAATAAACAATTAATGGATAGACAATTTAAAAATGAATTAAGAGGCAAAATTGACCCAGAAATGTTAAAAGAATTACAAGGTTATGACTATGATGATATATCTCAATATTTACAGATTAAAAAAACAAAAGGATTAAAACTTAAAAAAGATCCTTTAAATGACTGCTTAAGTTGTAAAGATGATATTGATAAAATTGCTAAGGATTTAGATGCTGGAGCAAAAGAAGATAGCGATAGTGATAGTGATGGTGATAGTGATAGTAAAGAAGGATTTTTAAATTGGGGGTCACGTATGAGACGACGATTAAGAAGACGTCGTAGAAGAAATAGACTACGAGAACGTGCTTTAGAATTAAAGGAAGAAACTGACAATAGTGATATTGCTATATTACTATTATTGGGTATTTTTACTATTTTTGCAGTTGATTCATTAACTAAAAT